CACGGTGTTTCTCGGGTGGGGCCGCGGTGTTGGCAAGTCGTGGTTCCGTCGTCAGGTCTGGTGGCTGCTCGTTGCGCTGCTCGATGGCGAGCTCCGCACGGAGGCGCTCGAGCCGTTCCGCGGCGTGCGGATCACGAGTCTCGCGCCGACGCTGAAGCAGTGGAAAGACATCCACTGGGGCGGCATCACCGAAGAGCTCACCGGCAGTGGCAAGTGGGCGTTTCTCAGGGCCAAGCTCGACCATCAGAGCGGGCAGATTCGATTCCCGGGCGGCTCGGTAGTCCGCCCGTTTCCGGCGACCGCGTACAACGCTCGGACGGCGCGCGGCATGCGGACTGATGTTCTCGACGCGGACGAGGTCGATGACATCGACGCGGCCGTGTACGACGGCATCGCGGTGCCGTGGCTCAGTGAGCCATGGTCGCTTCAGATAGAACTTCCAGGCGGCACGCCAACGCGAGGCCGGCATGGTCTCTGGTGGCGATTCCTGTCTGCGGGACGCATCGGTGAGAAGCTCCGCAAGGGAGCGGCGCTCGAAGACGTGCTCTCGTCGGAGCAGATCGAGACGTACCGCTCGATACTCGGCAACGACAGCGATGAAGCCGGAGCCGACGAGATCGCCGACGCGCTGAAGAGCATCTACGCGTTCCACGCGACCTACGAGGACGCACCGGAGACCGTTGGGCGAAAGGCGGTAGCGCGCGCCGCGGCGACCACGCCGACGGCCGTGTTCAATCGCGAGTGGAAGGCCGACCCCGACGCGGGAGAAGGTCTCATCTACCCGTTCAACGAGGACTTCCACGTCATTGGCGGAAAGGATTGTCCGTATCAGGAGGTCCCGCGCCTCGAGTCATTCCGCGAGTTCCACGTCGGCGTGGACCACGGCTGGGTGAATCCAGGCGTGCTCTTGCTCGCCGGCATCCAGGGCCACGGCGACGACGCCACGGTGTTCCTTCTCGACGAGTGGTACGAGAGCGAGGTCCCGAACCACGTTTGGGATGAGCGCGCGAAGCAGTGGAGCTTCGGCAAGTTCTGGCCCGACCCGTCGCGCCCCGATCGTATTCACGACCTGCGATGCGCGGGACTGAACGTCGGCGAGACCGACAATCAGATCCTTGGCGGCATCGCACGCGTCGCTGATCTGCTCTTCATCCGCACCGCGGAACATCGCGGCAACGTCACACGCTGGGCGCGGCTCTACGTCTCGCCGAAGTGCAGGAACGCGATTCGCGAGTTCGGTCTGTACCGAAGGAAGAAGCACAGCGATGGGTCGTTCGGCGAAGAGCCAGAGGACGCGAACGACCATTTGATGGACGCACTCCGTTACCTGTGCGTCGGGCGATTCGGAGCGCTGGAGAACCGTCGGACAGTCGTAAGCGGCAGGTAATTGCTCATGGTCCAGGGTGGCGGACAGTTTGTTTTAGTCGGCCACGAAGAGGCCCAGCGCGCGTTCCTGGCGAACGTCTCGCCGCGCTATCTCAAGCTCGAGGGCTTCGAGAAGTGGCTCGAGAAACGCCAGTACGAGGGACTGCCGAATTTCTGGGATGACTCGGTGCCGCTCTGGGAGCGTGCCCCTGTCATCGTGCGCCCGACGGTGGGAAACGCCGCCGCGAGCTACGTGGACTTGGTTCTCGGCGAGGGCCGCTTCCCGACCTTCACGACCAAGCCCGCTGAGGGATCGGATCCGGAGGACGGCGACATCTCGCCAGAGGAAGCCGACGTCCTCGACAACTTCATTCGGGAGTACCACCGCATGTGCCGCTTTCGCGCGGCGGCGCGGTCGGTGCTCTACGACGCGCAGGGTTGCGGAACTTCGGTCGTCATCCACGGCGTGCGCAACGGCAAGCCCGTTGCTGACGTGGTGCCGGCGAAGTGGTGTGAGCCCAAGCTCGGTCAGGATGGGGAAGTTCTCGAGCTCGAGATCAGGTACCCGTACTTCGAGCAGTATCGCCAGCCGGACGGCAAGTGGGCGGTGCGCGCGAAGATCTATCGGCGCGTGATCGACGCGACGAGCGACACCGAGTTTCACCCCGCCGACGCGCGCGAGGATGGCGCACAGCCGAGCTGGCGCAAGAACCCGGAGCGCTCGGTCGAGCACAACCTCGGGTTCTGCCCCGTGGTCTGGTACCCGTTCATGCGCGGGTGCCAGCCGGTGAACGTCATCGACGGCGAGCCCATCCACAAGGGGATCACGGACGAGCTCAGGCAGTACGACATCGCGCGCAGCCAATGGCACCGCGGCGCGCTGCTGAGCGAACCGCAGATCGTCGAGATCGGTGTTTCGCCAGGGTTCTCGCCGACAGAAGTCGGCAACGCACCGATCGTTGTCAGCACGGAGCACGGCGGCGACCCGAGCCCGGCCAACAAGGTGACGGGCGGCTACGTGGCTGGTCCCGCGCGCAAAACAGCGCGGAAGAAGGGACCGGGCTACCCGTGGCAGTATCCGTCGCCAGAGACGAAGGTCAACCAGCTCACCTATCCGGGTGATGCGCTGAAGGCCCAGCAGGACAACTGCAAGGACCTCTTGCTCATCATCCAAGAGGCGCTGGCGATCATCTTCCTCGACCCCGAGAACATCAAGTTCGCGGCGACGACCAGCGGCAAGGCACTCGAGGCCATCAAGGAGCGACAGCTCGATCGCTGCGATCAGATCCGGGACGACATCGCGGATCACTTCCTGGAGCCATCGATCTCGATGCAGCTCCGCATTGCCGAGCGCGTGCTGAGTCGCGGGCAAGCGCTGCGGGTTCGTGGCGCGCGCAAGGTGTTGCCGATCCTCAAGCGACTGGCGGGCACCGAGGGCACGGCCGAGGCGCAAGCCACCAACTGGCGCATGCCGGCTCTCCACGTCGAGTGGGGCCGGTACTTCAAGCCAGACCCCGAGGAGGAGCGGAAGATCGTCACGCTCGTTCTCGACGCGTTCAGCACGGATACGCCGCTCATCACGCTGAAGCTCGCGCTGCAAAAGATTGCACCGGTGTTCGGCATCGAGAACGTCTCGGCGCTCGAAGCGGAGTTGGAGCAGCAGGCGCAGAAGCGAGCTGAGCGTGCACGAGCGGGCCGCGTTGCAGAGCAGCAGGAACTTCACGAGCTCGCTCGGAGCCTGACCGATGCCGGCACAGACCGAGGAAGAGCTTGAGCGCGAGGCCGAGGAGAATCGGCGCAAGCTGCTGGCGGCAGAAGTGGCGGTGTTGCTGCTGCTGTTCCGCCGTCGGAATGAGGCGGTCCAACAGGGCGTCCGAAATCGCTACTCGCTCGGCCGCATCGCCGACAGCGTGCAAGCGTCAGTCGAGAGGAGCGTCATCGACGCAAGGGCGCTCTCTCGAGCAATGGGCATATCGCGTCTCGAACAGGAGATCGGCGCGTCGGTCCCGATCCCCCGCCTCGAGACCCTCAGGGATGTAGAGCGCGCCAAGCGGCTCGGGCGTAGCTACGCCGATCGGTGGCTCCGCAAGGCGGACGGCGAAACCGTCCAGAAGGCGGCGCGCGTCGCCAATGCCGAGACCGAGGGAAGTCTCCGGCGCATCGGAGTCACCGAGAGCTCCGAAGCATTCAGCACGGGTCGCACCGCGGCAGCGAGGCGCATCGAAGCAGACTCTGCGCTCCTGCGCGTCTGGGATGCGGTGCTCGATAAGGCCACGTGCCCGGTGTGCTCGCGGGCTGACGGCACGATCGTTGGCCTGAAGGAGCCGTTCCCCTACGGCGAACCCGGCACCGTGCACGCTTTCTGCCGGTGCTCATGGACGCTGCTCCAGGCGCGTGGCGACAAGCGAACGCTGTTCATCGAGCCGGCGGGTGACGACAGGGAGCCCATCTCTGGGGTCCACCAGCTAGCTCGCGTCGTCGTTCCGCCGCCGCTGCCTCGGGCAGCCACAACGCCAACGCGACCGCTTCGGAAGGCCACGAGTACGCCGGCAGCGCCCGCGCCCGGCTACCTCAAGGAGTACCCCGACCCGGCGAGGGCGCGCGCCTACGAGCGCATGCTCGAGAGCCGCGTGATGCCAGAGGTCCTGCGCAAGCGGCACATGGCCCTGGGCCTCAAGCAGCTTCAGGCCGGCATCACTGAGTCCGAGCTCGTGTTCGCGCGCGCCGGCTACCGCGCACCCATCAAGCCGTACGAGGGCGTGGTCGACCAGGCAGAGATCGACGCGATCGCGACCGGTCGCGCGCTCCCACCTGGATCGCGCAACCCGCTGCCGCCGATTCGTATCGGGATCGAGCCTGGGCAGTTCACGCTCATCGACGGTCGCCACCGCCTCGAGGCCGCGCAGCTCGCCGGGGCGCGCCGCATTCGGGCAGAGATCATTCAGTACGACGCCGAGGCCAACATCGTGTGGCGCGGCGAGCGGAACATCCCAGTTCCGAAGGTGGATCCGCTGAATCCACACGAGCGCGACTTGTGAGTTCCGCATTCGAGCGGACATCATCCCCGTTACGCGACCTGACGCGACCAACCCGCATCTGCGCGACTGAGTCCACATGGGCTACACCGAGACATTCACCATCACCGACTCGACGCCGGCTGAGGCGGGGACTGCCATCGGCAGTGTGGTCCATGGTCTCGCGCGCTTTCACAGCATCACCATCTACGCGGACCTCGAGGGCGCGACGGACGGGACGCTCGACGTGTACCTCCAGAACGAGATCGCGCCTGGCGTCTGGCGCGACTGGGTGCACTTCGGTCAGATCGCCGCCGATGCGCAAGCCGTCTCGGTAGTTGCCAGCGCTGGCTTCCCTCTCGAGGGCGGCATCCCGACGTCGATGTCCGAGGTCGGCACCGGTGACGCGGGTTCGGCAACACCAGCCCTCGCCGCGGAGAGCATTGTGGGAGGGCACCCCGGCAACAGCGTCCGCGCGGTCTACGTCGCGGGCGAAGGCACGACCGCGGGCGCTGACGTCACGATTCGCTTCCTCTGCTGGGCACGGACGGTCTGATGGGCGCCGGCTTCCAGTTCACGCCGTTCGGCATGCTGCCGCTCGATCAGGCGGTCCCGACGAGTACGACGGAGCATCCCGGTGCGGTGCTCGAGGTTCACCGCGATGCGCCCACTGCCGAGGGCGACAGCCATCCGGTGAAGCAAGCGGAGCCGGTGAAACGGGCCGAGAAGCGCGCCCGAGCTATCGCATCTGCCCCGCTCACGCCCGGCGCTCTGGTGAAACAGGCACGGGCTCGCGTGCGGGAGATCAAGGCGGAGCTCAGGCGCATGCGCGCGCTCGAGAAGGAGCTCGCGGAGCTCGAACGACTCATCCGGGCTGCGAAACAGCGGCCCCAATCAAACGTCCGCGCGCTCCGTAGCGCCGGCTGACCGCAGTTCAGGAGAGCAGTTCAATGGCGACGATCAGCGGATCGATCGATGGGATTTCCCTTCTTCAGAGCAACGTGAGCGGCCTTGCCAACGGCAAGGCGTATCTGCTGTCGGTGAGCTTCCCTGCGTACACCGGCTCGGCCGACGACATGAAGATCGCCGGCGTCGGGGCGGCCATCGCGGCACACACGAAGAGCGGCGTGACCCCGACTCTCGTCGGCGGCATCTGCCTCAACCCCGGCATCGACACCAACGGTCAGAAAGTCTGGGCGGGGGCACTCACGGTGTCGACCGATGACCTCACTGGCAACCTGGTCACCTCGGACCGGAACACCGAGATCACGACCTCGACTGCGTGCTCCGGGGTCCAGGTCGTCGTCGTCGTGGATGAATGATGTCGTTCACTGTTCCTCCACAGGGCCGCGCATTCAACGCCGTAGAACTCTCTGAGTTCGAGGCGGAGCGCACGCGACGAAAGCTCGCCGAGGAGTTCCCGGAGCTCAAGGAGCGTGCGCTCGAAGCGTTGCTCGCCAGCAAGCGCGCCGAGCGTGAGCTGGACGCGGCAAAGGTCGAGCTGCGCCGTCACCTGGGGCCGGACACGGCAAAGCAGGCGTTGGACGGGCTCAGCGTGGAAGCCGAAAACCGGCTGAAGCTCGAGTCCGCCGTGGCGCGCGCACAGGTCAAGGCGACGGCCGCACAAGCACCGCAGCAGTCTATTCAGCTCGAGGCGCCGCAACCTGCGCCATCGCCGAGCAGGCGGCGCAACTGAGGCCGGTCCAGCGCTCGAGATCAAGCTTCTGGCCGTCGTCACGGCCTGATTCCGAACATCGAAAAAGACCTGGTGCTCATCCCACTACGCACACGGCCGCGGTCAAGAGCCGGAAAGGGAAGAGGCAATGTTTGACACGAATCAGGCGCCCGGCACCGGTGCGCCTTCCACCCCGAACACGCCCGTTGCAGCGCCGCAGGCTGCACCGCCGGCGCCCGCGGCGACCACCTCGCCGAATCAGCAGCCCGCGGCTGCGCCTCCCGCGCCCACTCCGGCGCCTGGGCCTGCACCCGACACCACCGCTGCTCCTCCCGCCGAGACGGCGCCGACTACCAGTCTCGATCCGAAGTGGTTCACCGAGCGGCTCGAGCGCGCGAAGCAGACGGGCGCGCAGTCACTCCTGAAGGAGCTCGGCGTCCAGAGTCTCGACGAGATCAAGGCGGCGATCACTGCTGCTCGTGAAGCCGCCGAGAAGAACAAGACCGCGGAACAGCGTGCCGCGGAAGCGGCCGCCCGCGCCAAGGAGCTCGAGCAGCAGACAGAGCGTCAGCGCGCACTGCTGAAGGAGCAGGCGGGCCGCATGCTGATGGTGCTCACTGCCGAGCAACAGCAGGCGATCATCGACGCCGCGGGCGACAACCCCGAAGAGCAGCTCCGCCTGATTCAGGCGTTCGGCAAGACGTGGGCCGAGCAGGCGAAAGCTGCCGCGGTCACGCCCCCTGCCGCGCCTCCCGCGCCCGGAGCTCCGCAGCAGCAACAGCAGCCCGCCGCGCCCCCCGCGCAAACCGCGCCGCCGCCGAACGCGCCGCCGGGAAGTGGCGTGTCGTCGCCCCCGGATCACCGCGCGGTCTACCAGGCCGTGCGCGAGCGAAACCCATTCGCCGCAGCCGCTTACGGGCTTGCGAACCCGCAAGCGTACGAATCGAAGTCTTGAGTCAAAACTCCGCTCTTCGGTGAGTCGGAGGACAGCAACGAAGGGAAGAACACATGGCGTCGTTCAACCGGGCGAGCATGCCCGAGAACTTCTACGACATCACCTCCGACATGCTGCTGGTTCAGCCCGAACCGCAGTACCTCTACGCGCAGATGTTCCTCGGGGCGCTCTCGCTGAGCCTCGAAGTTCCGTCTGAGCTCGGCCTGCCCGGTCGCACCGTTGGCGGAGCTGGCGCGCAGTACAGCCCGGAAGACCGTGATCGGCTGATGCTGGCCAATCCGATGTTCCGCGACGTGATCGCTGCGAACGTCAACTTCAACGCGCAAGCGGGACAGACGGTCCGCATCAACCGTCCGGTGTACGAGAACACTACGTACACCGAGGCGAGTCGCCGGATCCCGTCTGGCACGACGATCACGACCACGCCCGTGACGGTCGGCTCCCAGCAGACCAACCTCACGCTGTTCCGCTACGGCGGCCCCTACGACAACGTGAATAGCCGCCCGGCGCCGTATGCAATCGAGGCGTTCGACGCCAACATGGGCGTCCACAAGGCAGCGAGCATCCACGGCACGCACCTCAAGCGGGACTTCCACAAGTTCATCGAGGCCGTGCAGGTTTCTCTGCTCGATCTCGCCGCGACCGCCGTCTACCCCGAGGGGATGAGCGGCGTGAACGACGCCACTCACGTCGGAGCGTTCCCGCTCACCTACCGGCAGATCGTGGACGTCGAGTCGCAGATGGACACGGCGAACCTGCCGACCTTCAGCGACGGATTCCGCGCGCTCGTGCTCACGCCGGTCCAGGTCTCGCAGCTCCGCAAGGACCCCGAGTACCAGCGCAGCGCGAAGGAGTTCCCGCAGTTCAACATCCTGTTCCCCGGCTACGTCGGGAGCGTCAACAAGTTCCACATCTTCCGCTCGACGACCCTCACCGTCTCGAACAACTCGAGCACGGTGCCGATTCACTACGGCCACGCCATCGCTCCGGGCTCGCTGCTTGCCGGTATGGGCCGTCGTCCTCGTGTCGCGTCGAACACGAACGACAACTACGGCGAGACCGTGCTCGTCATGTGGCTCGCGGATCTGGCGTTCGGACTGGCGAACAACGCGCTCGTCTACTCCGTGCGGAGCTCCGCGTAACCCGGGCGCTCGCCCTCTCACCACAGGGAGAAACCAGCAATGGCGAAGCGCTACAACGTTTCCGTGACGAGCGGGAACATCAACGGCATAACGGCCGGCTCGGCTGTCGCGGGCGCGTCGGTGTTCATCGGCGGCGAGGTCCAGCGGGTCAATTACCTGTCGGCCATCGTCGAGGTCGATGCCGAGACGGAAGACATCACCATGGCCGTCAAGTGGCAGGTCTCCAACGACAATTCGACGTGGCTCGATGTCGCAAACGCGCCCGCTAACACCGCGGCAACCGTGCTCGCGACCGGCACGTCCGGCCCCGACGCAGCGGTCAAGAAGGTGATCCCCGCACCGGACACCGTCTACGGCTACCGGTATGCGCGTGCCGCGATCGTGGTGGGATCCAAGAACGGCACGACGAACGACACCTACTCGATCGGCTACAGCTACCTGCAGCTCTCACCTGGCGAATGTTGCTAGCCATGAGGAGCGTTAGATGGCGCTCCTCCAGTCGGAGCTTGTTCGCCTTCGAGTCGAGCTAGGGTTTCACGCGCTGACCGTCGATGCGGAGCCGTACATCTCGTACGTGTCTCTGTTCGACGAGATCATCGCGCCTTACCTGCAGTCGGGCGCGAGCACCACGAGCTCGACGGTCGTCTCGGCGTCGTCGAGTCCCGAGCAGGTCACGCTGACCCTCGTAGACGGCACGGGCTTCCACACCGGAGACCGTGTCGTCATCGACGTGGATAGCCGGCAGGAGTCCGTGACCGCCCAGAACGTGAGCGGGAACAGCCTTGTGGTGCTTCTGTCGAAGGCGCACACGGGCACCTATCCGGTCACGGTCGAAGGCGGCGAGACGCTGATCCGGGAGAAGCTCGGCGAGATCCGAACGGCGAAACAGAAGCTCGTGCAGTCGTTCGGCTACGGGGCACTCAAGTCGGTCGATGACATTTCGTGGTACCCCGCCGGCACGAGCTCGCAGTTCGACCTGATCGCCAGCAACATCGCCTACCTCCGCGATGAGCTCGCGGCCCTCGTTGGCATCGAGAGCATGTGGCAGCGGCGACGGGCGGCCGGGCAACGCCTCGCGGTGTACTGATGACTCTACGCGACGACATCCTCCCGATCGCGTACGAGGCGCGGGCCATCGCGGGCGAGCTCGGTTTCAGGCCGCACAGCGTCTGGCTCGTGACCAAGGCGTACTCGGGCGGGCATGTCGGCGACGGCCTCGAGGAAGCGACGGAAACGCCGCTCACCGAGGCCAACGGGCAACCGCCGAAGGTCCGGTGGCTCACCGACGAAGAGCGCGCCATCGGGCAGATTCCGGACGGCGCCGTCGAGATCGGTCCGATCACCCCGTCGTTCCCCGGCGGCGGGACGGACATCGCAGCGCTCAACGGGTCGGGACTCGCGAACGGTGACGTTCGCCTGATCAAGCTGGTTGGCCCGAAAGCGCCGAACGGCGCCTACTACCGCATCGCCGGTATCCAGGCGCACAAGGCTCTCAGGTACGTGGTTCGGGCGGTTCCGGTGGGCGCGGGCGAAGAATGACCGAGCACATCTACGGCCGCATCGGCGACCTCACCTTGCCGATCCCGGTCGGCACAGTCACGGGCTCGCTCACCGCGCTCGACCCGGTTCGTTCACGGCTGCTGGCGCTGTTCAAGGCCGCGATCAGCGCAGAGCTAGGCCCAGCCTGGAACGCAGCGGCAGTCACGACTCCGCTCGCCACTCGTCAGGTCGTCCAGAGCACGCTCGAGTTCGAGCCGACCGCGGCCATCCTCCAGCAGTCGAAGCACGAGCTTCCGATTCTCGCGTTGCACCGCTTCGGCGATGCGACCTACGAGAACGAGACGCTGGAGATCGACCGCGTCACGCAGAACTGGCTGCTGCATTACATCCTCGGGCCTCTCGAGGTCGGCCACGCCCGGCTCCTGGCGGACATCTTGACGGCCGTGCCGCGGGTAATCGTGCCTGTGGTGCGGCACCGGGCACACCCGGCGTTCGAGGGCGGCAAGCTCCAGTTCTTCCCGGACCAAGGCGGGCTGGCGTCGCTTCGAATCGTGTCGAGCCAGGCTGGGCAAGCCACGTACGCGGAGCGTAGCGAGACGCTCTATTACGCCGCGGTCGTCCAACTGCAAAGCACGGAGCGCTTCATCGACGTCCCGGACGCTTTCGGTCCGTTCGATGCCGTCTCCTATGATTTCACGATCGGCGGCGGTGAGGGACTGATCCCTGGTCTGCTCTACGCTGACACCGACCCGCCCTATCAGGACCCGTGATCGTCAACCTCGACAGTCTGCGCACGCATCATCGGCGCTGGATCGACCAGCACCACACGATGGTGGACGACGCGACCGAAGAGGCCCGCCAGTACGCCAGGCACTACGTCGATACCAAGCCGACGTTCACGCCGCGGACCGGAAATCTGCAGCGGTCGGTGAACACGAGGTTCGTCCGCACACAGCGCGGGAACATCGTGCGTGTGTCGAGCGACGGAAACCGCGCGAGGTACAACCTGGCGATCGAACGCGGTGCGCGGCCACACGTCATCCGCGCGCGCCGAAAGAGAGCGCTGCGCTTCGTGTGGCACGGCCAATTGGTGTTCTTCCGGAAGGTGAACCACCCCGGAAACCGCCCCTACTTCTTCCTCCGCGAAGCGACCTACGCCGCGGGTCACCTGTTCGAGCAGCGCATGACGACCGGCATGCAGACGCTCGCGAAGCGCTTCTAACCACGGCGCTCGACTGAGCGCCTCGACAACCAGTCACCGCGCCGAGCTCACCTGCCGGCGCCGAGGGAAATCGCATGAAACTCCGCTTTCATCCGCGCGACGACCTGCTCGTCCGCGTTCCCGGCTTCGTGCCTCGAGTCGGACAACCCGATCAGTACGTCGGGCGCCGCTTCGACGCAGAGAAGCACGGGCATCCGGCGTCGCCCACCGCGTACGAGGTCGATGCCGACAGCGATGCTGGCCGACGCCTCGCGAAGCTCTGCCGGAGAGACAACGCGCTCTGGCCCGCGGACAAGGCGACCGCCGACTTCTGCGGCGTGACGTTCGTCCCGGTCGAGTTCCAGGATGGCGTGTTCGTCCCGAAGTCCGCCGGAGCACAGGCGCACTCGAAGGTCGAGCCGATCAAGCGCGCACTGACGGAGGAAAGCTGAGATGGCGCTTCAGATCCCGATTACGGGCATCCCGTCGAACTTTCGGACCCCGGGCGCCTACGCCGAGATCCTGTTCGCTCAGGGACCGGCAAGCGCCGCGGCTGGCGTTCGCGATGTCGTGATCGTCATGCCGAAGACATCGGCCGGCACGGGCACGGTGAACACGCTCTATCCCTGCCCGAATGCGCTCACCGCGGAGCAACTCGCAGGTCCCGGTTCTCCAGCGCATCGTGCAGCGCGGCGGTTCCTCTCGATCAACAAGGACGCCAAGCTCTTCCTGCTCCTCTACAGCGAGACCAGCGGCGGTTCCCCGGCGGCGGCCACTGCCAAGCTGACCCTCACCACGACCTCGACTGGTACCGGCACCCTGAGCGTTTGGGTCGCGGGCGAGCTCTGCGAGTACACGTTCCCCTCTGGCACTTCGGTCAGTGACATCGGCGACGGCATCACGGCCGTCATCAACTCGAAGACGTGGCTCCCCTGCACCGCTTCGAACAACGCCGGCGTCGTCACGCTCACGGCGAAGATCGTCGGGGCCTCGCAGGG